AATACGACCGCGGTTAACGGCATTCTGCATAACATCGAACTCGTGGGGTAAATTTCTAACACTAGTACCAAAAGTATTCAATAGAGTAATACCAGCCTGTGTAATCTGATCCAAACTGACCAAACCAAAGTTAGCCTTAGTAACCAGATTAAATTCCTTAATCAGGCTAATTGCTTCTTTAGCCTTCTGCATACTATTTCCCTTTAGGCCAGTCACACCCGAAAGGATTGAATAACCCGAAGTAGAAAATTCTGATGAACTAGCTACAGCTTTACCTGATGCCATTAATTTCAGGATGCCATCACTTAAAGCACCAGAAATTTGTTTTATCTGTTGAACACTGTTTTTCCCAGGAGTAATATCCTGAGTAGCAGCTAATGTAACTTGTGTATTAAATTTAGCAGCCTGGTCAGCAGCATAACCCATTGCTGCTCCAGTAATAATACCAAACATTTGTGTTACACGTCCTGCATGTTCTACTGTTCTGGCATAACCCTGCCATCTCTGTACACTTAGTGCCTTATCTTCCATTAAACTTAAACGCTCAAGTTGTAGTTCTTGCGCCTTAATAGCCTCTGTTTGAATATCCTCAAACTGAGTTAAGTGGCTCACACGATGTGCTGCATTATCCTCATCGGCTGCTAACTTTCTAACTGCCGTTGCTTGATTTAGAATAGCCTGTTTTGTGGCATCAACTTGCATCTTTTGGGCTTTTATGAATTGAGAGGATTCATAAGGCGTCTGTCCAGGCAAGGCACCTTGTGCTCTAACAACCCTTCGCATTCTTCTAAGTTCAGTCTGCTGTTGAAGTAATCTTGCATTAGATCTTTCTGCTGCAACAGCTTGAGCCTGTACTGCTTTATCCATAGTTAATCTACGAGAGCCACTTTCGATCGACTTTCTCTCTGCTTCTGCATTACTTCTAGTCAACATAGCTCTTTGTTGTGCTATCTGCAACTGCTGCTTTTGTCTAGCGACAGTTTGAGCACTACTAAGTTTACCAACATCTGATCCAACACGGCGAATGGCGCTAGAGAGGTAATTCTGACCTCTGAATACCATAATTACCTCTCTAGCTGTAACTGCCATCCTAACTACCACCTCCACTAGTCAGCCGGTCCATTTCCAACTTACGCCAACTATCTACATGATCATAAACAACTAACATTCGTTTAATGTCATCTTCATTTTGTTGTAGTACACCACCACTATTAGGAAGCACGTGGAGCCTTTCACATATCAGAGCTATGTTTATCCACTCCTGCGCTTCATAATAGACCCACGACTCTACGAAACGACTTTCTCCGTCACTGGGAGTTCCATCTGCGTTTGTGTTTCTAATCCATCCGTTTTCGACGAATCGACTTCGGCCGTAGATGGTGTATTTGACCGTAGCAGAAAATCCTCAAACGCTTCCTCATCATCATCATTATTGAGTTTATCAATAAGCGTCTCAATCTCCGAACCAACACGAGGATCGAGCATCTTAAGACTCATCGGTCTAGTGAAGTCGATAAGAGAACCATCTGGATTCTGCAAGTTATGAGTACCAATACAGTACGCAAAGTCGTGGGCCATTGCCCACTCATCATGCGATTCTAACTCAAAGACCTGATCCTGTTCCTGAGCCTGCTTACGATTCTGGACAGGCTTACTACGCATCATCATCTTAGTAGCCTTACTACGACGACTCAACTTCATGCCGTAAGGCAGAGGACGAAGCATAACGTACCCGGCTTCATCACCAGGTACGTTAGGATCAGCTGGTGCTGTCTTTAATTCATGCCTCTCGAACGCGTTCTCATCTACAGTAACTACGGGCATAACTCTCTCCTTATTGGATATTACAGTATTACGGTGTTAAGTTAGCAAGTGACTTACAAGTGATCGTGTATGGTGCAGCACCGCTAATACCAATTGAACGACCAGTAACACGAGCCATAATTAAATCGCCCATGCCAGTAAGACCAACATCATAAGTGTCATAGTTACTACGACGCGTTATGATCTGTAATGCGCTAGTCGCAGCAGCGAACGTTCCGCTCACACCACCAGGGTTAATCGACTCCAACTTGATTGCGCGAAGGGTATTAGCCTTCATGTTGTTGTATTCAGTTTTACTCACGAAATCAAGTTCAGTCTCATAGGTCGCCTCAATCTCACCATACGAGATATACGTAGCAGACCTAGTAGGAACGATCCTGTTCTGCGGAGTACCGTTATAATTAGCACGCCACGTAAATCCGTTAAACGTGTTATCACGGCCACCACCGAATGTCGGCGCAGTACCAGCAGTATCAAGATAGATACTGTGTGCATCTGCACCAAGAAGCAGTGGATCAATCCACGACTGGCTAGGCGCACCAGCAAGGTCAGTTTCAGCAAGACCAAGAATGCCCATTGTGACCTTAAGCACACCATTGTCAATCATGAACTCCCAGTTGTTAACCACGCAGCCGCTATAAAGGAAGCCAACTGCATCACGAACAATCGCGATACTAAGACCACGACCTGTACCACCAGGATACGTAGAACCGATGTTAGTCGGCGTCGCAGCATAGTTGTAGACCAGCGAAACCGGGCCAGTCTTTGCAATACTATGCCGAGAAGCAATAAGGAAGTAAGGCAGATAATTCGAGTCTACCTCCATAACGATATCGCCCTCAACATGGTAGTAAGACTGTCTAACATCGCTGACGATGGCAGACTGTCTAATCTGAGGCGAGTAATACTTAGCCTCAGTGTACTTCAACGTCTCTGACAAGATCGGACACCATACGCCGACACCTGATGCTGTAGGATCAACAGGCGTACCATACGTTGTTTCAAGGCCGATCCATACAGAACCGTTACCTGCAATATCAGCGTTAGGCATCGTTGCTCACCGCCTTTGAATCAATAACCTCAGTCGGCGCCTCTGGCTTAACAGATTCCTGCACAGTGGTTGGTGAAGAATCGTCAGAACCTTCCTCAACCTCAGGTGCGGGAACAAGCTGCTTAACCACTTCGTCGCTTAATGAAGTATTGCCCGTTAGTGTAACTTCTGGTGAATCATTAAAAGCATCCTCAAGAGTCATACCCCTAGAAGCGACGAAGGAATACTCCATATCTTCATCAACGTCTAGTGTGCCCCCATTGATAACGCGGCCTAATCCACTAATACCGAATTCGATGCCATCGTCACCAGTAGGGAACTGAGGATGCTCATACTTTAGCTTATATGTCATCCTAGAACCTACCTTCTTGAGTTCCTTGCCACTTTAAGAGGGTACTAACTACTGCATCACCCTTATTCGTTCTTGGCGGCATAGCCCCTGGAGTTTCAGTAACAACCCAACCAGCTATGATACGTCCACCAAGCGTAAGATCATTTTCAAGAAATGCAACTAGATCAGTTGCAAGTTTAAGATCGTTGTAGTTACGAGTCTGACGATCTTCCGTCAATTTTGCGTGCATCACATATATGTCTGCCCTAAGTGTGAGCAAGAATGTATGTGTACCATACAATTCTTTCTGAAACTCACCACTCATAACCTGAACAGCGGGATATGCCGATGCGTGAAATTCATTGTACTTCAAGACATTTTCAAACGGTAATGCACTTCCCTCGATGTAATCCGATATGTACTCGACTACATCTTCTGGCCGCAATAACCTCGCTGGCGTAACGACAGGACTCATCGTTTACGACCGAATCGTCCACCAGCTATCTGAGGCTGACCAGTCTTTAGGACATTGATTATCTGAGACGGTCCATGTATGTTACTGCTGATGCCTGGGAAGTGTACCGGACCATCATCTATATCCTTATCGACCATTGCATTAATATACCGAATGAAAATACCCTCAACTGTGTTGATTGCGTCCTCGCTTGCCCCAATGAACATACGTTGGGGCAAGGTTTTTGTTTTAATCCCATAACCAGACGTAACACCTGACTGGTGATAAGGACCATAGAACGGAAGTTCATCAACACGAAAGATAACTTCTCTTTCAGTTATTAGCCAAGCTGACTCACTTATAGCAGCTTGACGCAACGTATCATCACGTTCCAATATTCGGTCAGGAAAACCTAAAGCAAGTTTATCCTTAAGATAACCATCAGACAGAGCTTGCCAAGGTCTACCATATGGGTCCATTTCGTTTTGGAAGTGCATTCTTGTATCATGTATGAATGCTTGGCGTGCTTCCGTTAATGGTACGCCCCAATCTTCAATGTCGTTGGCTAACCTGAACAATTCTTGTTCGACAACTTCTGGATCGGGGTACCATTCGGCTACGACGAATTGTTCGCCAGTCTCACCAATCGGAAATATGCCAGCAATCTTGCCCATGATATTTTATGGACGATTCCTTACAGCCCAACCAGTAATAAAGATAGCAACGATAACCAGCAAGAAGATCAGCAGGAAATCAAGCCAACTAAGTGTGGTACTGACTGCGAGCATTAGACTCTCCGACTCACCTTAACACGAGCAGTAGTCGTAGTAGTCGCCGTAACATCAAACACGCTAAAGTTAACGTGCCCTTCCTCTGCTGCTGCAACATCAAGCAGACCAGTGGAGTCAAACGTAGTAGCACCAAGAGTGAACTGGCCCTGACGAACCTCAAGACCACCAACAGCACCCTCAGCATAGACAGCAACTCTAATGACACCAGTGTTCGTAAACCCGGTGCCAGTTAGCTTAATGATATCACCCACACTTACTTCGGCGGGGACGGTTAAAACAACAGCCATTTTTAGCCACCCTTCTTGTTATTAAGCGAACGTCTGATCCATAGTGAATACTGGCAGAGTTGTGTTATCCGGCCAGAAACTCAATATGTTTGATCCAGATGTATCAACTGGAGTATCCGTGTCATCGAGTACAACTAAGCTACCACTTTTGATATCTTGAAGCATACCAATAGCTTCGTTATACAAACTCTGAGCATACTCGGGTATAGTGTCTGATTCCTCCGAGTAGATCGTGCGATACATAAAAGCGGCCGTGAGCCGACCCGCTATTGACCGAATTGTTTCCGGTGTGGTAGTCGGGTCGGCCCACGATGATAACGTCACTGGTGCAAACAAACCACTTAACTGACCTTTGATAAGTCGCTCTGCTTCGATATTAGGCTTATTTGAATTAGCATCGTCAACTGTAATCTTGTCAGATTGCAGCCAAGCCTGTATATCGAGTTTAGATGCGAACATTGTTAAGTGGTAGTCTTGTCGCTACTAGTGTCGGTCTTAGTGGGATCGGTCTTAGCATCGTCAGTCTTAGCCGGTTCCTGATTAACAGGCTGGTCAGCCTGCTCAGGAGTACCAACTGCAACCGCTGTGTTGAATGCTGCGAGTGCATCAGAATTCATACGACTTCTAACGGACTCGTATACACCAACACCTTCCGGGAATTCAACAGGACGAATAACACCTTCTGCCAGGAACTGCTCGAAGTCACCTTCCGGTAAATCAGCAGCGGTAACTTCGTCACCAGGCTTAAGGTCCTTAGCATCACCCATCTGAATGGGTGCCCACACATATGCTTTATCAGCCATATATCATCACCCTTCCGTTACGGGATTGTATTAACAGCAGTCTTGATAAGATAGCCAGCGAGCGAGCTAACAACTTTCTGATCGTAAGAGTAAGAAGTACGCACAACATCAGTCTTGCGATTCTCCTCACGCCAATTCTCAGTAGGACGAGTAGCTCCACCAGCCTCAGTGTACTCCTGTGCAAACGTCTTAGCAAACGTAAACGTGCGCTGCCCAGGCGTCTGGTCAACAAGTCCAACCCAAACGTCCTGTCCCCAGAATGTTGAAATGCTCTCAGCAACATCAAGGTTATCAGACGTGTTATACTTGCTGTCAACAACAAAGATGTTGAGGTCAGCAACAGCAGCATCGGGCAGACCCATTAACTGCTGCCACGCAAGAGGATTGGTAAGTGCAAAGTTGAGGAAGCGCCTAACAACACGCGGGTGATTCTCAACAACACCCAATGCCTCGAACGGAATAGCAACAGTATTAGGCCAACGGCCCGTGTCAAGATACACACGCTGCCAAGCCGTCTTAAGGTTAGCAACCGGATCACTGTATGCCGTGGTCGGATCACCAGGGGTAACAAGTGCATAGTTGTCCCAACGCGTACCAGTACCACCCGACGTTAGAGTAGTAGTGTGGTTGGACGGATACTGCGTGGTATCACGGAACAACGTCGTAACCTTAAGCTCAAGCTCAAGCATAAGAGACTGCATAACGAAGTCAGCAGCATCCTGCTCTGGATCAACGTCAATACCAGAAGCATTAGAAGCAATGCCACCCTGACTCTGTAACTGACGACGTTCCTCATCATAAATCTCGGCCTGGAGTGAATGCTCTTTCGTGTCGAAAATATCCTCACTCCACTTGCGACCCATGATCGTGTTAGCCTGTGTACCCGGCTCACGACGACTACGATAGATCAACCTGTTTGAACGGTCGAACACACGATAACGCCCAGACTTAGTAATAACAGGCGTCTCAGGTGCAAGACGAAGTGCATACAGGTTCTGATCCTGCCAACCAACTGAGAAGTTGGTCAGGATAGGATCAACGTATAGTCCACTAGGATCATACATATTATGCCTTCGCTCCTGCAATACCAAGCTGGATTGCACACTCGTTGCCGAGAGCCGAAGCAGGCTCGACAACCGTACCAAGCACATACAGACCAGCCGTTGCAACAGCAGCACGACCGTTAGCATCAGTCATAACAGCCTGACCAACAGTAAGAGCAGCAGAAGCCTCAACGATGGCAATACCATCAGTCTGGACACTAGCACCCTTACCACGAACAATCTCGCTGCCTGACACACTAAACAGTGAAACACCGAAGGCCATTTCGCCAGCGACGCTACACTGTACGCACGTCTCGCCATCAGGCGCCGCAGCAGCGGTAGCTAACTTAACGAAACGCTTATGCGTAATCGGGCCACCAGCATTCTTACCTTTGGCCTGATCAATATTCATTGTTGCGGGCATTCTTCACCACCTTCTTTAACTCGGAACCATTAACCAATTGGTAAATCAAATGTAGACTGTCTTGGAATGATTGGCAATACTCCACCACCACGCACAGAGTGATTAGCTCCTGTTACCGTTAAACTTACATCAGGCACAGTACCATCTTCTCCTGGCGGTGGTGTAATTCTACGCCAACCATTAGTTGCAGCAAGACCAT